AGCCGTGATCAAGTCCCGGCGCGGCAAGGGGCTGATCATCTTCCAGGGGATGCAGAACCACACGGCAGACAGCATCAAGTCTCTGGAAGGCTATGACCGCGCATGGGTGGAAGAGGCGCAATCTTTATCGCAGCGCAGCCTTGACCTGTTGCGCCCAACCATCCGCCGGCCAGGTTCTGAGCTTTGGTTCAGCTGGAACCCGCACCAAGATACAGACCCGGTTGACGCGCTACTGCGAGGGGCAGAACCGCCCCCGGATGCCAGGGTGGTGTCTGTCAATTGGTGGGACAATCCCTGGTTCCCGGACGTGTTGCGCCGCGAAATGGAGTATGACCGGGCGCGCGACCCGGACAAGTACGCCCATGTCTGGGGTGGCGGCTATGTCTCCAACAGCGAGGCCCGCGTTTTCCGTAACTGGAAAATCGAAGAGTTTGACGCGCCGCCCGACGCCATCCACCGCCTGGGGGCAGATTGGGGTTTCGCGGTTGACCCGACTGTGCTGGTGCGGTGCCACATTGTAGGGCGCAAGCTTTACATTGACCATGAAGCCTATCGGATCGGGTGCGAGATACCAGACACGCCGGACCTGTTTATGTCCATTCCCGAGGCTGAGAAGTGGCCTTTGACGGCGGACAGCGCCAGGCCAGAAACCATCAGCTACATGCGAAAGCACGGTTTTCCCAAGATCGTGCCAGCCGTGAAAGGGCCCAAAAGCGTCGAGGACGGCATTGAATGGCTGAAATCCTTTGACATCGTGGTGCATCCCAGGTGCCGGCACACAATCGACGAGCTGACCGCATATTCGTTCAAAACTGACCCATTAACAGGCAAAGTTCTGCCGGTGCTTAACGATAAGGCAAACCACGTCATAGATGCCTTGCGTTATGCTTGCGAAGGCGCTAGAAGGGCCAACATCGCGCGCCCTGCCCCGGTTGTGGCGCGCCCCATGGCTCACCATTGGAGGTAGCCCGGCACCATGGCGCGGATGTCAAAAGAGCAATATCTCGCCAACCTCCACGCCGAGGCTATGACCCAATTCGACCGCATCCAAAGCGCCTTGCGCCAAGAGCGCCTGCAATGTTTGGATGATCGGCGTTTCTATTCCATTGCCGGCGCCCAATGGGAAGGCCCGCTTGGCGCGCAGTTTGAGAATAAGCCGCGTTTTGAGGTAAATAAGGTTCACCTGGCAGTCCTTCGGATCATCAACGAATACCGCAACAACCGGATCAGCGCCGCGTTTATCAGCAAGGATGGCACTGAATACGATAAGCTTGCCGAAACTTGCGCCGATCTATTTCGGGCTGATGAGCAAGACAGCGTTGCAACGGAAGCCTATGACAACGCCTTTGAAGAGGCGGTAGGTGGCGGGTTTGGCGCCTTTCGGTTTCATACGGAATATGAAAATGAAGAGGACGACGACGACGAAAGGCAGCGCATCCGCATTGCGCCGATTTTTGATGCTGACAGTTCCGTATTCTTTGACCTTGACGCCAAGCGGCAGGATAAGGCGGACGCCAAGCACTGCTTTGTGATTACCAGCCAAAGCCGCGCCAGCTATGCTGAAGAATGGGGCGATGACCCGTCAAGCTGGCCAAAGGACATCAAGCGCAGCGAGTTCGACTGGTTGACGCCGGACGTGGTTTATGTGGCGGAATACTATCGGCTTGAGATGCAAAGCCAAACGATCCGCGTCTTTCGGCACTTGGATGGCAGCGAGGTCAAGCATCCAGAGGCGGATTTTGAAGAAGACGAAGATCTTGAAGGGCAACTTCAAGCGATTGGCGCGCGCGAGGTGCGGCAGAAGAAGATCAAGCGGCGCCGGGTTCGGAAATACATTATGAGCGGTAATGCGGTGCTGGAAGATTGCGGCTTGATTGCCGGCAAGCATATCCCGATTGTGCCGGTCTATGGCAAGCGCTGGTTTGTGGATAACGTTGAACGGTGCATGGGCGCGGTGCGCCTGGCCAAAGACGCGCAACGCTTGAAGAATATGCAGGTCTCAAAGCTTGGCGAGATTGCGGCGCTTTCCAGCGTCGAAAAGCCCATCCTGTTTCCTGAGCAAGTGGCTGGCCATCAGCAACTTTGGGAAGAAGATAACATCCGCAACTTCCCCTACTTACTGATCAATCCGGTGACTGACGCAACCGGACAACAGCAGAACCTGCCGCCTGTGGCCTATACCAAGGCGCCCAACATTCCGCCCGCGCTTGCCGGCGTATTGCAGGTGACGGAAGCGGACATCAAGGAAATCTTGGGCAACCAAGGCGAAGCTGACAAGATGGTTAGCAACATCTCTGGCAAGGCCGTTGAGATGATCCAGCAACGCCTTGACATGCAATCCTACATTTACATGTCCAACTTCGCCAAGGCGGTAAAGCGCGGCGGTGAGATTTGGCTGGGCATGGCAAAGGAAGTTTATGCCGATGAGGGCCGCACCATGAAAGGCATGGGCGAGCAAGGCGAGGTGACATCAATTGAGCTTATGAAGCCGATGATGCGCGACGGCGAAATGGAAACGGACAACGACTTGTCCGAGGCTGATTTTGACGTTGCGGTAACGGTGGGACCAACATCGGACAGCAAGCGCGCTGCAACGGTGCGAGCTTTGACCGGAATGCTGGCGATCACGAACGATCCGGAGACTGCCAAGGTATTGCAGGCCATGGCCATGATGAACATAGAAGGCGAGGGCATTTCTGACGTGCGGGAGTATTTCCGCAAGCAGCTTGTCAATATGGGCGTGCTGAAACCGACAGAGGAAGAGGCGCAGCAGCTTGCCCAGGCGCAGCAACAGGCGCAGCAGCCGACGCCAGAGCAGCAATATTTGATTAGCCAAGCGCAAAAGACGCTTGCCGAAATTGATAAGATCAAAGCCGAAGCGCAGAAACTGGCCACCGAATACGATCCAGCGACGGTGCAGATGGAGCGCGACTTTGAAGAGCGCAAAATGGCAATGGAGAACGAGCGCGAGCGCATGAAGGTCGAGATTGCGCGCTTGCAGGCGGACGTTGCGCAAGTGAAGGCGCTTTCGGAATTGGAAGGCGAGCGCGAGCGGACGCGCGCCACGATTGAAGCGCCGCGCCCGACCCGAATTGAAACCAGCGTTCCGCCCATGGTGGTGGTGGACAATGAGGGCAATGTCGCCAAAGTGATTAAGCCAACGATTGACGCCATGACCATGGCGCTTGGAGAGGCTAACGCGGCCATTGAAGGGCTTGTGCTGACGCAAGGGCAGATGATTGAGCAATTGCAGGATGTTCGTGCGCAGGCGACAAAAAAGCGCAACGCGCGTGTTGTTGTCCGAAAGCGCCCCGATGGAAGTTACGAAGGCGAAAGGATTGAAGACTGATGGCCGTTCTGCATCTAAGCGCGTGGTGCAAGCCCCTAATGGGGCCTGCCATGGGCGTCGAAAACGTCTTGAATTGATCGGAGATTACCATGTCAGCAACAAACGCCTTTGAGACAAGCCTGCTTCAGCATATTTTCCAAAATGCGGACATTGCCAACATTGGCGATGCAACGGGTTTGCGCGGCTCGACTACGGCGGGTTCGCTGTATGTGTCACTGCACACGGCAGACCCCGGCGAAGCGGGCGCGCAAAATACCAGCGAGGTTTCCTATACCGGCTATGCTAGGCAGGCAGTCGCCCGTTCTGGTTCTGGCTGGACGGTATCGGGCGCTAACGCCTCGAACGCGGCGGCGGTTGCATTCGGTCCTTGCACGGCAGGCAGCGCGACCATTACGCATTTTGGCATCGGCACAGCAGCCAGCGGCGCGGGCAACTTGCTGTTTAAGGGCGCTTTGACCGCTTCGATTTCTGTCACAACCAGCTCAAACGCAACGCAAACCTTCGCCATTGGCGCGCTTGATGTGGATGTGGATTGACGTATGATCTTACTTAATTCCACTTCCGACAAGCTGCGGCTGGTCACGGCGCAAGCGGGCGATATTCGCGTCCACGCAACCTATGCCGATTTGGCGGCGGGGGTGGTTACGCCAGGGCGGCTTAACACGGCCATCTCTACCGCGACCACGACTGACATTGTGGCCAGCCCTGGTGCGTCAACTTCGCGCGCCGTGCAAGGCGTTACCATCTGGAACGACAGCGCGACTGACGCAAACAAGATCACAATTCAGCACACCGATGGAACAACCACGGTTGACCTGTATTCGCTTTCGCTACCCGCGCAGGCTGGCATTGTTTATGTCGAAGGCGAAGGCTGGACAGTTACCGGCAATTCGCGGCCCACGAATATCCAAGTCTTTGCCGCTAATGGCACGTGGAACAAGCCGACAAGTTTTAACGCTGGCGTTGTGCTGGTTCGCCTTTGGGGCGCGGGCGGCGGTGGTGGTGGCGGGTCTTCACTTGCGACTGCGACTGTAAGCAAAGGCGGTGGCGGCGGGGGTGGCGGCTGCTTTGTCGAGCGCATTTTCCGCGCCAGTGATCTTGGCAATACGGAAAGCGTTACGATTGGCGCGGGCGGTTCGTCCGGCACGGGTGCAACGGCAGGCGGGTCAGGTGGTGACGGCGGCGTTGGCGGCAACACAACCTTCGGCGCGCTGCTGACCGGCTATGGTGGTGGCGGCGGCAGGGGCGGGCAAAACTCCGGGCTTGCAACGGGCGGCGGCGGCGGGGGCGGCGGGCATTCGGCGGGTTCGTCGGCGAGTGCTGCAACTGGCGGCTCAGGCGGTCAGCCAGCGTCGGCGGGTCCGGGCTTAGATATACAGGGCATTAACGGGACGATTGGTGCAGGCAGCACTCACTACGCGCATCTAGGTGGCGGCGCGGGCGGCGGCTCCTCTACAACTGCCGTTACGACGAGTGGAGGCGGGTCACTGTTCGGTGGTGGTGGTGGCGGATCGGGCGGTGGCACGTCTGCGGTCCCCGCTGTTCTCTCCCCGTCTGCCGGCGGCGGGCCCGCATCAAGCATAGGCACGGGCGGCGCGGCTGGCGCTTCTGGCTCGCCGCCTACGCCCGGCGACGCAGGCGCGCCAAGCAACGGGCTTGTTGGCGGCACGGGCGGCGGGGGTGGCGGCTCAACCGTGCAGGCTTCGACCAATGGCGCAGCAGGCGGTGCGGGCGGGCAAGGTGGCGGGGGCGGTGGCGGCGGTGGCCGTGGCAGCAATCCGGGCCTTGGCGGCGCGGGTGGCGTCGGTGGTGATGGCTATTGCGTTGTAATTTCTTGGTGATGTTATGATCTATCTGGCATCCACCTCTGACAAATTGCAGGCTGTCACTTCCAGCGCGAACGCGGTGCATGTTCACGCGACTTTTATGGACTTGTCGGGAACGACTGTCACGCCTGGGCTGGCAAATACCAGCATCGCGGCGGCGACCACGACTGATGTTGTGGCTTCACCGGGCGCGTCAACCACACGCAAGATCAAGTTTTTAAGCGTGTTCAACGACCACACCACGGCGGCGCAGGACATCGTTATTCGCCACACTGACGGCACAACTGCGGTTGATCTTTGGTCCGGTTCTGTAGCCGCACAGACGGGCGTGACGTTCGACGAGAAATGCGGCTGGCGGGTATCCGCGCCGTTCCCTTCGGCTGACATTCAGACTTTCGATTTTCCGGGCGGCATATGGAACAAGCCGACCGGTCCGCGCACGGGTCTAACCCTGATCCGGCTATGGGGCGCTGGCGGTGGTGGCGCGGGCGGGGCCTCGCTTGCAACGGCGGCGGTCGCAAAAGGCGGGGCGGGCGGCGGTGGCGGCGGGTGTATCAGTCAAATCTTCCTGACGGACGAATTGCCTGACACGCTGCGCGTGATCATCGGCCTCGGTGGCCTAGGTGCCGCAGGAGGCCCCGGAGGCGCAGCGGGCTTTTCGCCCACCTCAGGAGGCGCGTCCGTCGCAAGGTCACCAACGACGGTTTTTTTAACCGCTTTCGGCGGTGCCGGGGGCATAGCGGGGCAGATTACAGCCACTGCCACAAGCGGCGGGACAGGATCTGGCTTCCACAACGTCGCCGGAGCCGTGTCTGGCCCGGCAGCATCCGGGCAGGCGGTATCGGGCAGCAATTTAACCGTGTCTGGCCCGGCATGGGAGGGCGGCGGCGGTGGTGGCGGATCGAATAACAGCGCGACGGTTCCCATTGTTACGGCGGGCAGTAATGCCCGTTTTGGCGGTGGTGGCGGCGGCTCAGGCGGTTGCCACACCAGCGTCCCAGACATCGTGAACGCATCTGCGGGCGGCGGCACCGGCAACAGCGTAGGCGCCACGGCGGGCGGGCTTGGTGGTGCGGCAGGCACAAGTGGCGCGTCTCCCACGAATGGCGCGAACGGAATTGACACTGACGGCATTGTCGGCGGCACGGGCGGCGGTGGGGGCGGCACGACTGTCACGGCATCCACCAATGGCGCGAACGGCGGCAACGGCGGCAAGGGTGGCGGCGGCGGTGGTGGTGGCGGGGTCGGCATGAATCCCGGCCTAGGCGGTAATGGTGGCAACGGCGGCAATGGCTATGGGATCATCATGTCATGGTGAGTGCGGATAAGAA